AACATCATGCCATTGGCATGGCCCGGCAGCGGATGCTTTCGGTCGAGTTCGAGGTCCTTTTGCGGATCGAAACGATATCCGGGATGGCCCGGCGGCTCGATCCGCTTTTCGGCGGCGATCCTCTCAAGGACCGCATCGGATTTGTCCGGATCGACGGTGGTCGGGGTCAGGCCCGTCAATCCCAGGACCACCGCGCGGTCGGTGCCGTGGCCGATGCCGGTGAAGGCGAGCGAACCGTGCAGGCTGACCGCGATCCGGTCGACCACCGCCCCGACCGGCCTCGGCCAGTCGTCGCCGGCAAGCTCGTCGAGGAAGCGGACAGCCGCCGTCATCGGCCCCATCGTATGCGAACTCGACGGGCCGATGCCGATCTTGAAGAGGTCGAAAACCGAGAGGAACATTCCGGAGGTTCCACGAAAATTCGCCAATCTATCTCTTCCAATCTTTCTCGTGTTTGATGCCCGGACGCCGGATATCCGCCGACTTCCGCTATCGCGCGCACGACATCACCTTATGTCGTCGGGCCGGCGCCCCGGTGCAAGCCTATTCAGGCACGGGGAATATCCGGTCGATCTTTCCGGACAGGCGATAGGCGGCGAGCCCGACCCACTCGCGTATGGCAAGCGTCATGTTCTGCAGGCAGTCGATGGCGTTGTCGCGTGCCAGCGAAAGACGCTCGTCTCCGGCGGTACGGTAATCCGACGGCCATGCAACGACATCGAACCCCGCCTTGCGGAAAAGCGCCATCGAGCGCGGCATATGGAAGGCGGACGTGACCAGAAGCCATTTCTCGCCCGGCTTCGGTTTCACGAGATCGCGGGTGAAGACGGCATTCTCGTATGTATTGCGCGAGCGCGTTTCGAGCAGCAGCCGTTCGCGAGCGATCCCGAGCGCTTCGAGAAGGCGCGGCGCGGTGACGGCATCGCCCTCGCCGGCCAGCATCAGGGAGCCATTGCCACCGGTGACGACGATTTCCGCATCCTTGTATCTGCGCGCAAGGATCACCGCTTCCACGATGCGGTCGGCGCTGTTGTTCAATTCGTAGCCGTGGCGCACGAGGTTGATGCCTCCTTCGAAAAAGCCACCGAGGACGATGATCCCTTTCACGTCCTCAGGCGGCGTAGCCGGCCGGGTGAACCGGTCTTCCAGCGGTTCCAGCAGGACCGAGCCGGCGCTGGTCCACGCCGAAACGACGAGGACCAACAGCGCAAGCGCCGGGAACAGGACTGACAGCCGTTTCAGCTTGAGCAGCGAAGCGACCAGCCCGACAAGCAGAAAGAGCGCGACGAGGTTCAGCGGTTGAATGACGAACCCGACAAGCTTCGAGGCGATAAAGAACATTCTATCTCCCGATGATCTCCCGACGACCCCGCATCATACTGGACGATTCGCCGTCTTCGGGCGAACGGCACGACGCCCGGTCGGGCTTTTGGGGATGCGTTTGCCTGAAGCTCATTGTGGTTATGGGCATGCTTGCTTGCCCTCCGTCCCTTCGCACCCCCCTCTGTCCGGCCGGACAGAGGGGCCCCGCCGACAGGCAGGCAGGCGGGGGCACTCGTGAACCGGGCACGCCCGCCCGGCCCCGCGCCTCGGTGGCCGGTGCCCTCTCCCCCACGGAAACGTCTTGCCGCTGAGCGAGGCGCCGGTCCCTCCCCACGCAACCACCGTCATGATCGGTGTTCCCGATGGGAGGGACCGACGGGGAGTATGCCTGAAGCGCGAGAGGCGGTGTAGCGTGACGCGCGATTTTGAGTTTTTGACGCCGGCTTTTAGAGCACTCGGCCTCCTGTAGCGGCCCGCTCATCGGCCTTTCAAGGCCCTCTCAAGTGCCCTTCGAAGTGATGATCAGCTCCTTTGCCGGCCGGCCTTTGCCTCCGGCCACCGTATAGAGCAGCTCGACCTGCCTCATATCGAAGTCGGCGAATGCTTCGCGGATCTCGGGGACATCGTTGATCGAGAGGATGAAACGGCCCCGCAGGCGGCCAAGGCGCTCTGCCATCAGCGCGAATTGCTCGCGGCCGAACAGTTCCTTGCCATAGTCGCCCTCGGAGCCGTGGTAGGGCGGATCAAGGTAGAATAGCGTCTCGGGCCGGTCATATCGGTCAATGAATGCCAGCCAGTCCAGGTTCTCGATGACGACGCCGGCAAGGCGCTCGTGCACCCCCTCCAGGATAGGGACGAGGCGCAGCAAGTTGAATCCGGCTGTGCCTCGCGGATCAACGCCGAAGTTCTGGCCTGCGACCTTCCCGCCGAATGCCAGCCGCTGGAGGTAGAGGAAGCGTCCGGCACGCTCCAAGTCTGTCAATGTGGCCGGATCGCTCGCCTTCAGGCGCTCGAATTCCCGTCGCGACGTGATCTGGAAACGCAGTGTGTCAATGAACTGCGGGTAATGGCGCTGGAGAATGCGGAAGAGATTGGCGACCTCACCATTGCGGTCATTGATGACCTCGGCCGCCGGCGACGATCGGCGGCGGAAAAAGACGCCGCCCATCCCGACAAACGCCTCCGCGTAGGTGCGATGAGGATGCAGGGCGATCTCCTCGACCAGGCGCGAGGCGAGCCGTCGCTTACCGCCAATATAGCCGGCCGGCGGGGTGACGGGTGCAACATCTGTGAACAATGCGTTGGAGGCCATTTAGGCACTTTCGAGAATCGGCCACGCTCGCGTTGCCCGAAAGGGCGCGGGCGCGACGGTTATTCTTTGACGCTGTCGGGCGGGTTCATGCTTGCCGGCTGGCCCGCCGTCCGGAGCGGAAGCTCCGGCCGTCCGCTGCTAAATTAAGGCCACCACTTCCCGTCTTCGAAGTCGGTCGGGACCGGGTCCATCTGCTTCAGGGCCAAACCCGCCATGATATGCGATGTCACCCATAGGTCGGCGGCATCGGCGAAAGCGGACATGGTTTGTGCGTCCATCGGTGTGACGCTGTTGTCCGTCGCGATCCAGCCGAAGTCTGCGTTCGGGTTCGCCCAGCGCAGATCATTGGCCTGCGCACCGGCGATGACGGCGAACTTCGCCTGCGCACCCTTGGCCGTGATGTTCTGCTGGCTCCTGTCATCGCATTGATAGGCCACCCCGCCGTGGGCGAAGAGTGTAGCCGTGCGCCTGTCGCGCTCCGCGTTCACGTCCTCGCTGGAGATAACCGGCCCACGCAGCCCATAGGGCCGCAGGACGTCCGAAAGCTCGGCCTCGGTCCCTATCGGGGAGACGACGCACAGAACGTTGTCACCACCGTTGGCTGCATCGACGGCGTCCTGAATTGTCGCGAACCAGCCCGCCGGCAGCGTCTCGACATAGGCACCGGCGGCGCTCGACCAATAATCCGTGCGGCCGGAAACCTGCCAGAACCAGTCATGCGGGTCGTATGTGATATCAAGCATACTGACCTCCAGTAGCCGTGGCACCCGCTGCACTACCGGGGAAGTAGTTGGCGCCCCCACCATTAGACGTGACAATACCGTTCAAAGATACGTTGTACTTCTGTGCTGTAAGTGTGCCCGTCCATGTGTTGCTGTAGGCGTAGATGATCCCGCAGAGCGAAGCCCAGGCAAACACGCCGCGAGTCGCACCGGCAGAAATCGTCCACGTGGCGGTCTGGCAGTAAACTATGCCACCCTGGTTGACGTTATATTGGGCACCGCCCGTCGTACCGCTGACGATCTCGGGGGCTACAGCCTCGACGATACCGGCCTTCGTCGCCTGGATGACGTGACCGCTGCAGGTAGAGAACTCGTTGAGGCCAGTAGTCCTGATAAACCCGCCGTTCTGGGCTATGAACGCCGAGGGTGTTCCCAGAAACTTCAGTCCCTGGACCATCAGGCGGCAACCGGCCCCATCGACGGTGATGCATGGTCCCTTCCCGGTGCAGTCTATCGTGCAGTTAGACGGCGTCGTCGTGTCGCCGCTCAGGAAGATGTTGCCCGCCCCAACCTGCGGCGATGTAAATGCAATAAGGTCGGTGTACGTACCCGCCACAACGTTGATGACGACATTGAATCCGCCAAGATCAAGCGTGCCGAGGACAACCGCGAGGGCTTTAGGTATCGTCTTGAACGCACCCGCAGCCGAGTTCACAAGACCAGTGTTGGCGTCGTTGCCGTCAGTCCGAACATAGTAGTTCCGGGTCGCTGTCAGTCTCTCACGAAGCCCTAATCCTGCCTTCATGGCCGCTTTGAAGTTGGCCCACGTCAGCTTTTTCAGGCCGAACGACGCCGCGCTGTCGGCTATGGGCATCTCGTCTGCATCGACTGGTGTCGCCTTGCTGACTGCGGCATGCGTGTCGGCTGCAACATCTGCATCGCCAGCCGGCTCACCCGCCAAGTTGATCGTCCAGTCGGCATGCGTGCCTGCGCCGCCGACCAGGTCCACATTCAGCGTGACGCTGCCCTCCGCATAGGCGGTGACGACGCCTTCCATGAAGTTCGCGCTGTTGGCATCCGACGAAGCGCGGAGACGGGCTCCGGAACCCCAGCCGAGATTGCTAACGCCGACGTCGAAGGTTTTGGCGCCCGTGCCGATCGCAAGCGAGGTCGTTGACTTGCCGACCAGGGAAAAACCGCTGCGGAGGGTGTCGAGCAGCTGCCGCGTGGTGCCCTGCATGCGGCTATTGTCGGGCTGAAAGCGCAGCAGATAGGCGCCGTCAACGATTGCTCCGCCCGTCCATGGATCGCGGAGTGTGATGGCCGCATCGCCGTCGACCGAAGCGATGATGCCGACCAGGCCTTGCGCATGGAACGTGTCGCCGGCTTTGAAACCGGCAATTTCCCACGCGGTCCCGGTGCCGGTCAGAGCGGTTGAGCCGTTGGCGATCGAGGCGGTGCCGGTCGTGTAGTCTTCAAGCTGCATCGCTATTCTTTCCCATCTCCCGACAGTGTCTCAGTAGTTCGTGACGTCGAATACGAGGAACCGGTAGCCCCTCAGCTCGAAATCGCCGACCTGGCTATCGTGGTTGCTCCCGAACAAGGATAGCAGGTTGGTTCGCTGCGCCTGGATGCCATTGGTGACAGCCTTCGCGCCGTAAAACGTCTCGCTCCAGCTTTCGTAGGGGCCACTATCGGCGAATGCCCACATGTAACGATATGCGGTGGTCAGCGGCATGTACGCATAGTTGCTTCCCGCCGGATATGTCCACGTTTGCTGGTTGTTGCCGGATGCGCTGCTCCAGTTCGCCGGCAGGGTTCCGCTTACAATATCCACCAGACGCATCGGCTTCTGCGAGTTGACGAAAACCAACTCGTTGTCGACGTTGCGGACGATGAGACCGCACCCCTCATCGGCGACGAGCGTCGCATTGTCGAAGATGTAATACGGGATATTCTGGCCACCCGCCGCGGGCTCAGTGCAGACCTGGAACGTCCATGTTCCGTCGCCATTATTCTTCGTCGATTTGATCCCGCAGAAATAGTCCCCGGCAAGAGCAAGGAGAGGAAACTTCGCCGCGACGGTAATTGTCGCGCCGTGCTCGTCGGTCCCGGCAGATGGCGTCCAGTTATTGTGCTTTATGGTCTTGATGAGCAGGCTGCCGGACTGGATAAGCCCGATCGATGCGTACTTCTCATCGATCTGGATTGCTCCGCTTTCATTGATCAGGATCAGGCCGGCGCTCATCACCTGACCCCATAACTGATGTCAAAATAGACCGGCGTGGTGCCAACGATCGCCGTTATCCATTGCCAGGATACGGTGTTTCCGCTGACCGTGAACGTGATGTTGTCCGGCGTCAGCGGATCGCGTTCCTGGAAGGAGGCGGGGCGATAGAACATGAAGACTTCGCCCAGAAGGATCCCGTCGTCGCTGTAGCTCCCCGTCATGTCCTGGGCGGGCGAAGAACCCGAATAGTCCTTCACCCATCCGCGCCTGATGGTCATGATCCCGAGGATGCGGAACATCGCCGTCGTCGTGTCGAGCAGGAGGTTTCCGGCACCATCCCGGGTTCTGAGTCCGACCTTCCTACTCATCCCAAACTCCCAGGCGGACGCGCTCGACATTGTTCGCGTCGAAGACCTGAATGAGGCTGTCAGTGATGATCGTGCGCGCGCCGGTCGCGGCCGATTTGACCTCGATTGAGGTGGCGATCACATCGTTCAGATACGCCTTGCCATCGTCGAAAACGATCGCATTCACTTCGGCGGGCGAATCGGTATCGACGATGACCACCTTGCCTGCCATGAGCAGGAGTTCCGCGGTGCCGTCAGACTTCGCCCGGGCAAACAGTCCCGCATCCGCCCATCCGGCTGAAGTTGAAGCCCGGACCTGAACGCCCCATTGGGTGTCCCAGCCGCTCGCCGCTTGGTACTCGGTCGAGATCTGCCACGTGGCATCGCCATATTGTCCGTTGGCTGCACCGTTCAGCGCTGTGATTGCGGTCGCGATTCCCGAATCCGGTCCCGTTGCAGCAAGGATCGCCTGCTCGACGGCAGTCGATACATCGCCAGTCTCGGACTTCACCTTGTTGTAGACCGCCTGCGCGTCCTGATAGGCGCCGAACTGGCCTTCAGCATCTCCGAGAGCGACCTGCGCGATCATCTCGGAAAGGGTCCTGATCTGGGAGGCGAAATTCTCCTGGATGTCGTGGACCTGCTCGGTGAGGTCTCGTAGAGCGACGCCGGTTTGCCCGGTCGGAACATTGATCGGGACGATGAGCACGGCCGAGGGCGGCGTATAGCGCCCGTCCGTAAGAAAGGCGCGGACGGTGAAGGACCATTCGCCGTCAGCGAGATCGGTGAAGTCCGAAGCCCGGGTATCCGCTCCTTCTATATGGACGATCGTGCGACCGTCGCTCGTTGCCACGACCTCGAAGGATGAATAGCTGGGGCCGCCTACCGCGTTCCAGTAGAGCCGGGTCCGGTAGACCGATCCGACCTCGACCTGGACGACATCGCTTTCGGCGCGGAGGTTCGTCGGTGTGTAGGCTGAGAGCGCGACCGGCGTCGGCGCGACCGGCGTCGGGGTGTCGTCATCACCGTCGCCATCCTGAACGTTCGCGCCGTCGTCGACAAGCTGCAGCTCGGCCGACAGGTCCTCGCCCGGCTGGATCGCGAGGATACGGAATATGCCGGTCTCGCTCCCGCGAATCCCGAATGTGTAAAGATCGCCGATCTCGGGGACGTCGCCGGCGATGGTAATAACCTTCTGCGTCCCGGCTTCGGTGGTCACCTGCCGGACGACGGAGGTACCGTCCGGGCGGCGAATGCGAATGCCATAGAGCTTGCCAGCCTCCATCACGGCCGGCTCGTCGAGCGTCAGTTTCTGCCCGTCGATCGCCTGGATGCGCCCCGACGCGATGCCCTCCTGGATGACATCGTAGGCGAGCGCCACACGATCGGTGCGCTGTGCCACCAGATGTTCGAAATCGACCGTCAGCCGATAGACGGCCGGCCGCGCCCTCGCATCGGCGATCCTGTATTTCGCGTGCTTGTTGATGATCGCGGCCGAGGTGACGCCGGGGAATTCGGCCTGCTCATAGAGCGTGGCGTTTGCCTTGGTGTAGCCGGCGTCGAAAACCAGTATCTCGTCCTCGACATAGTCCTTTGCGGCGTTGACGAACTTGCAGCGCAGGCCGTGCGGAAACACGCGGTAGGTCTGCGTCCAGGTGAAGTCGCGAGAATTGCGCGGCGTGAAATGCTGGATGATCGGTGCGTCGCTTTCCTCCCATGCGACCGACCATTTGCCGTCGCGGAAGGTCGGGACCGCACGGCCGGCCGCGCAGATGTCCCGCAGCGTGTCCCTGACCGAAGCCGTGAAATCCCGATACATGTCGAAGGCGTAGCCGTTCGCGGTGCAATGGTCGGCGAACGCAGCAATGGTGGTGAGGTCGAGACGGCTGTCCGGCTGCGGACGCGCATTCGCCGGGCCCTGCAGGACCAGGCGCACGAGATCGCCCGGGTTGCGCGTCTCCTGGCCGGCAACCCAGCTATTGCCGTCCCAGCTTGTCGCGACGGTCGAGACGAGCGCGTTCAGATTGTCGATCGTCCCGTTAAGCTGCTTAGAGGCACGGATACGAATGGCGGTGATGGCAAGCGGCTTACGAAAATCGATCGCCGGGGCGATGCGGAAGGTTTTGAGGGCCGACCACACGACAGTGTCGAAGACCGTGCTTCTCTCGCTGTCGCCTGTCTGGCGGGTCACACGCACGTCCCATTGACCGCCGGAGACGATGTAGCGAAAGCTCTGACGGATCGGGTCGTTCGACTTCGAGCCGTTGAGGACGGCTGTGCCCTTCGATACCCATGCATTCGCGCCGGCCGGGCTCATCTCGATCAGGAATGTGCAACTCTGCGCATGGCGATCGCCGTCGTCATCGACGCGCACCAGCCCCTGCGGCGCTACGAAATCGATTACGATCTCGGAAGCATCCTCGGCGCTCGTATGCACCACCGCGACGTTGTAGGCGGGCTCGATCGACAGGTCTTCCTGGACAACCTCCGAGGGGTAAAGCGTCTGCGGCTGATCGTCCGCATAGCCCTCTCGGGTCTCTATCTCGACATCGTCATAGTCGTCGATCGACGTGTCGCCGATCCGGATGTCGGAGATCTTCATGGGACCGTAGCCCCACACGAAGAGCATGCGGAGATACTGATCCTTGCCGACGAACTCCGTGTAGCCGGTGGCGGCGTACTTGGGATTGGCGCGGACCTTGCCGAGGATGACCGGCAACGCCCCCCACTTCGAAGCCGCGTTCCGGCCGGCTGCGATCGAATAGGACGGATTGCTGGTCGCGGACTTCGTCTGCGTCGGCGGGAACAGCGCGTTCGCCAGCAGGCCGCCGCCCATCATGATGGCGCCGGCGACGACGGACGCGCCGATCGCCCCGATCGTGCCACCGCCGAGCAAGCCCGCAATGCCGAGCCCTGCCGGCCCGACGATGAAGGTGGCGAGCACCGAGAGGGCGATCATGAAGATCGATCGCAGGATATTACCGACAGCTTTGCCGACGCGGCCCTGGACAAGGACATGGGCACCCGCCTTGACGCGGACCCGGTGCCAGTTCTCCGACAGGATCAGGTGGCCGTCGATCGACACGTCCGCGCCGCGCGCCAAACGCGACAGGCCGAACTCGGACGAGACCCGCTCGACTATCTCCGCAATGCTCGACCCGGCCGGCATTTCCACGACATGGCGATCGCCGCGCAGAGGGTGCGTCGCGGCGACGACAGTCACCGTGTCGCCGGGCGCGAGGATCTCGCCATGAAGAGGAGCGCGGACGAGCGCGTTCATAGCGGTTGCCCGATCTTCGCCCAATGGCGGTAAACGCCCTCAATGCGACTTCCCCAGCGTCCACCGACATAGGGTTCGATGCAACTCGTCTTTCCCTCCGGAATGTGCAGCATCCTGCCCTGTCCAACGACCAGACCGACATGCCAGGGTGCCTGCCGGATCAGCACCACGTCGAACAGCCTGTCGTAGCGGCCGTCGCTGATCCGCAACCAATCCCGACCGCGCGCTTCGTCGACAAGAGATGGGATCGTGAGGCGATCGCCGGCGTCCGCATAGTCGCCGGCGCGGTCCGGCAGCTGGATGCCCAGCTCGCCGGCATAGACCAGGCGCACAAGCCCCCAGCAATCGACGCCGGCCGCCGTACGACCGCGATCAAGCCAGGGCAGGCCTATGTAAGCGTCGAACCGACTCATGTCGTCGCCCACAGCCCACCAAAGGCGCTCGGTGTGAAATTGTCGGCCGGGTATGGCTCTGAGGCCATCACGTCGACGGTGAGCGAGAGCTTGACCGAACCGGCATCGACGTCGGCCGAGGTCAGTTCGAAATCGGGAAACGAGACCTCGACGTCGTCGGGCGCACTCGCAAGCACGATCTCGGCCGTGACGGTGGCCGGCGTCACGGTGGATTTCAGCGCCGGCGTAAGACCCTGGCTGACATTGTCGACCGTGATCTGGATCGTGTTCGAGGCGTCGTCGCCTTCCTCCGGAAGCGAAGCCGACATGGGCAGGAAGCTGTATTCCTGCTCACGGCTGACGGTCCCGCGAAGCTGCTGTTCATAGTCGAGGAGATCCGCATTGTCCGAGGAGATGCGAATCGTCGTTGGAAGATCCGGATGCGTGATGGTGAGCAGGAGCACGGGTACCTCGTCCGTCTCCTGGTCGAACATCGCTTTCCTGAAGACGTCGGAAACCGTCCTCATGGCAGGATCACCAGATCCATGGTGACGATCCACTCAACGCCTTGCGGCACCCAGGTCGGCGTGTTCTGGCCAATCTGGCAGATGAGAGGATCGCCGCCTTCAGACGACGGAAACTGGAAGGGCAGCGAACCTTCGCCCAGCGTCGTGAAGTAGAAGGCCTTGAAGATATCGAGCTGTGCCGCCGTCAGATACATCTTCACCGACAAGGGCCGCGTCACAGCGGAGAAGCGTCGACGGACCTTGGGTATGCCAGTCTCGGTTGGCGATCGCAGCCGGCCATCTCCAGTGCCCGACTGATAGCTGGGTCTGTCAACATACTGCGGCAGCGTAGCGGGCCAGACGTTCATCGCGTCACCAGCGCATGCTTAAGGTCGAATGTGCCGCGCAGTGACCGGTTCGTTTTTGCCGAGGGCCGTGTGACCTCGTCCTGGACGGCTTGCCGGATAAACAGTTCGATCTGCGGATTGCCATCGGCATCGAGGCTCTGGCGCTGCTCAATCGCCGGCGCGTCGCTGCCGCGCATGTCGTTGATGACCACGGCCGGTCGGGCGGTCCCGAGAAGCGTGCCAATGCCAGGAGTGCCGTTCGCATAGCCACGAGTCACCGCGAACGATAGAGGTGACGGCATAACCTGCTCGCCGCCGCGGAAGCGCATCAGCTCCGGGCCACGTTCGCCAACCCATGCCCATCCGGGAGGAGCACCCAAGGTACCGTCCGCGAAGCCATAGTCGGCTGGAGTAAGACTATTGACCGGAACACCTGTGGGAGCGGCCGGGAATAGGTTGCCGAAACTTGAGCCCCCGAACCCGAACAAATGACTCAGGGCGCCGAATATTCCACCACCGCCGCCGCCGGCCGTCGCCGCCTGCTGCAGGCTTTGGCCGAGCTGGCCGAGGCCGCTACCGAAGTTCGACAGATTGTCCGTCGCGCCGGCAGTAGCGCCCGCCATCTGGCGGAGATTGGTGTTGAACTGATCAACGTAGCTCTGCCCGGTCGTGCCAAAGATGTCGGAGGCGCCTGCTCCCGCCGACAGAGGACGGCCGGTGAACCACGCCGACGCCGCGTCATTCGCATTGCCGAAACGGCTTAGATAGCCCCCGAAAATCTTCTGAAAGATGGCGTCCTGAGCGGACGGGTCGCTGAGGAACTGATCCGGCGTCAAGCTGCGGCCGAGCGCCGACATGCTCCAAGGGCCGATGTTCGAACCCATGATGCCGTAGGCGCCATACGCCCGATCGCCGGTAGAAAGGAGCGGGCCGAGAGCGGAATAGTTGCCGGACGATTCGAGGCTGCGGATCGAGGCAGCAAAAGCCGCCATCGAATTGTCGTTCGCGGGAGCAAACAGACGCGATATGCTTCCCGCGAGATCGCCTCCGAGACCAGCACCGTTGAGGTTGACGACACCGGCTTGTACGGTCATGGCGCCGACCGATTGCCCCAAACCGGGGATCGAACCGGGATTGAACTTCCCACCCGTCAAGGCAGAGAAGAACGCGCCGGCACCTCCCATGCTGTCAAGCGTCGGCAGGCCGGCGCCATATATCGCGTTCTTCAGCGGATTAGCGAAGGCGAGCTGCATGAATTGCTTCTCGATATCGCCGAGGATGCTGTTGACCACATCGTCGATATTCTTGAAACCGCCAGCGGCACTCGCCGAGAGCTGGTCGATCGCGTCCATGCCGACCGAGGCCACATTCTGCCATGCACTGGCGATGCTCTTCACATTGAGCGCGTACCGGATTGCGGCTGCGTCTGCCGAGTTGAGGTCGATCGGCAGACCGTATTGCTTTTCCGTCGAGGCAACCTGCTGATCGACCGGAGAACGGCCGAGCTGGCTGATGTCGAAGGCCTGGTCGTATGCAAGGTGTGCCCTCGCGGCCCTGTCCGCGTATTCCTGCATCTTCTTTGCGGCTTGATCGATCATAGCGATCTCACCGCCGAAGACTTTCTGGAATTCCGTTTCGCTCGTGATGCCGTTGCGGGCAGCCTCTTCGCGGACCTGTTGATACTGCTGGAATGCGAACTGGGCGCCCGCGACCTCGCCGGCTGTCTTGCCGATCAGGGACAGGTCCAGTTGCTGTGAGGCGAGCGTTTCGGCGTAGGAGCGGGCGCGTTGCTCTTGGGCTTGTTGAAGCTGGTGCTCCGCCTGGAGAAGCGCCTGATCTCCCGCCTGTTGTACTCTCAGCGCTCTCACCTGAGGATCTTCGCCAGAGGTCGCGTCCGCGGCGGCGCGGGCTCTGGCCGCCGCGGCAAGCTCACTAGGTGAGCGGGCGTAGATCGACGCTATATCAGCGGCACCCGAGCGCCGCATGCGTGCGAGCTCCGCATCCCGGTCCGACAGAGCCTGGTTGCGGGCGTGCTCGCCGGTATTCGGATCTAGCAACAGTGGCAGGCCGCCTGGTCCATTGAACGCGCCAGCTAGAGCGTGACCAGCGGCCGCCGATCCCTGCATGTGGCGTTCTAGCTCCGCCGCTCTGTTGATCGCCTCCTGAAGCTGGCCGTAGAACTCTCGTGTGTCCTTCGACAGGCTCGGGTCAACTCGCAGTTCACCGAGCCGCCGCTGCAATTCGATTGCGTCGATCTGGCCTGTCTTGATACCTTTGGAAATCTCGGCGAACGCTGCGACGCCCGTCTTCCCGACTTTGGCAAAATCGCCCTGTCCGGTATCCCCCTGGATGAGAAGGTTGAACTGGACGCGGAAGTCGCGCATTGCCTTCTGGTAGGCGTCCGTCTCGTCCTTCATCTGTTGTGTGGCGTCAGCCCCGACGACGGACTGAGGCAGGAGCTTCGCCTGATCCTCATACTGTTTCGCCGCAGCCGCTGCCTGTGGAAAGGACTTCGTGATCTCGTCGATGAGAGACTTATGGCCCTTCAGGACATCATCGATGCTCTTGCCGCGACTTACGATCGAGGAGCCGAACTGGATGGCGGCTGCGGTAGCGGCGGTCAGCGCAACCGTGATCGCCATCGTAGGGCTCAGCAGGGTCATCAGACCCGATTTCAGCGCGCCGAGGCCGCCCCCCATTTCGATCGCGCTCGCCAGCTGAGGACCCTGTTGCAGTGCAAGTGCTCCAGGGTTCTGCCCAAGCAGGGACATCATGACGATGTCCTGCAGCTGCTGTCCCGCGTTGAAACCTGCGAAGGACTGGACACCGTTGCCACTTCTCGTGGAAGGACCGTTCCGAATGAGGGCGATCTGCCTTTCGTAGGCCCGTGTCGCATTGGCGATAGCCGCCGCGCGCTCGTCCTCGCTGATCGCTCCCAGTCGCGCCGCGTTATTGATTTGCTGCAAGGCTTGCAGATGCTGCTGCTCGGCGGCCACGAGAGGTACGAAGCGCGCGCGCACGGCGTCGAGACTACGCCCGTAAGCTTCTACATCCGCCGCCCGTTGAGCATTCTGCGCGAAGGGGTCGCCGACCCCATTGGTATTTGCCGAGATGCCCAGACGACGTTCGAGCGCCGCCCGCAGGTTGTTCTCGGCTGCTGTCTGGCCATTGATGGCATTGGTGACGCGGATGGCTGCCTCCGTCGCCCTGCTGGTCGATGCCGCCTCCTGATCGAGTACGGTAGCCGCGTTCCTCGCGTCGTCGCCTAAACCTCGGACCTCTGTCCTGGTGTCGCCGATCGCAGCCTTGGCACCGCTATTGTCGCCGGCGAGGACGAGCGAGAGATTGAGGCTCACTTCTCCACCTCCGCGAACGCCTCAAGTGCAGCCCGCTCCATGATCTGGAGGTCGTCAAGCATCTGACGATCGACACGGCCGTTGCGGCGTTCAAAAAAGGGCCGCGCGGATCCGTAGTCGATGCCGAGCCGCATCGCGGCTCCGAACCCGACCGCAAATCGCCACTGTGTCTCGCAGGCCAGAAACGCCATCACCGATCGCCGGTTTGATCTCCAGACTTCGAATGCCGGCTCCTCCTGGACGAGTGCGGCATCCACCTTGACCTTCATTGCCCTGAATTGCCGTGCAGTCTCTTCGTCGAGCCCCGCCGGCTTCGTCGGATCTCCACGGCCGGCACAGGAGAAGGCCCAAGCCCGTGCGGCCTCCCTCAGTTTCCCTGTCGGGCGGCTCCTGGCGCGAGCGATGCCGCATAGGCGTCGAAAATGCCGATCCGGCTCCATGAGTACTGGAGCATCCTCCGGAGGGCGTCTTCGCTGAACGGAATGGCATTTCCGGCCGCATCGACAACGTCGCGCCAGTCTTTGCATGCGCGAAGGATCTGGTCGTTGCGATGAGATCTCTGCTCCGTGGGGGACAATGCAGCGAATTGTTCCTGCATGGCGTCAGCCTCATCCTGGCTTATCGCCAGGAACTGCATCGTGAAGCTCTGCTTTTCCGACTTGCCCGGATTCTCGGGATCCGGGCATTCAACGGTGACGGGCCACCAATAGAGATACGTGTCGGTGAGCTGGAATTTCATGGCTGGCGGTGCCTTTCAAGCGTGGTTTGAGAGAGGTTCGAGCGCTCCTCGAGGAGGAGCTACTTGACCGTGATCACCAGTTCGTCGTCGCCCTCGTCGGGGCAGACGAGCAACGGCAGCGAATAATTGAGGACGCCGTCCGTCTGCCCCTGCGTCGGACGCCCGATCTGGACGGCGGGCGCATCGATCTTGACGATGTTTCCGGCCACCGTGCCGTGCTGCGCGGCAAGAGCCCCGCGCGTCCCCGATTTAGCTTTTCCGAACCAGTCGATGGTCGCGATCGTGCGGGCTTCCACCACCGCCGTCCCCGACGCGCTGCGGTTGGAGATCGGGACGCTTTCGTCGCCGATGAGGAAGCGAGGCGAGACCTGATTGCCCAGGTCGAGCGATAGGCTCTCCGCCACGGCAGCCCAGCCGTGAAGCGAGAGCGTTGTGTTCGCCTTCGAGACCGGCACCGGCGTCTGGAACGCGGTGAGATCGACGGTCGGCAGAGCCGTGTCGGCGATCGTCCCGAGGAGGCCGGACAGGGTGAAGGTGAAATGCGGGATCTGTTTCGGGGTCAGATCGAGCGTCCACGTGCCTCGGGCGCCGAGCAGGATGTGGTTCACGCCGTCGGCATTGTAATAGATGCTCGCCGATTCGAAATCCGCCGAGATTGGCGCGTACTGGACGTCCGTATCCGCGGTGACCGTCTCGGCCATGCCGCAAGCCCGCAGCAGCACGCCGTAACCCGGCACGTCTCCGGCGCCGCCGGCGCCGGCGATTTCCACGTCCCCCTTTATCTGGGCGTAGGTGCCTGTCAGCACGATCCCCTGCTGGCCAAGATAAGGGAGCAGAAGATTCCGGGAAGCCTGGTCGCCCGCCAGCGGCGTGATCGAAGCGTTCGACATCTGGATCGCGTTCGCCGCACCGGTCGGCGCCGCGTCCGTACCTTCGGTCGTTTCGATCTTCGTCAGAACGCCGAGCTTATTATAGAACCTGCGGGCCATGGTCAGTCGCCTTTCTTGTCAGCCGGGGCCGGCTTTTCGGGAGCGGGTTGGGTTGGCCGGGCGTTCGCCGCGGCACTCTGATCCGCGGCAACTGGTCCGGCCGCCGGCGATCCCGCCGGAAGGGTGTAATCGCCGCTGCGGGTCAGCTTACCGGTCTTCGGATCGACGATGTGCCGGCCGGCCGGACGCGGCTGGTAGGGCTTCTTCATGACTGCTCCTCAAGGTAGCTGATGGCGGCGAAAGCCTCTTCCCACCAGACGTAGCCGTTCTTGGTCTTCAGGATTTCGCCGGAGACGTGTTCGAGCCCAGCCTGCGCCGACGTTGGCACGAAGCCGATCAGCCGGCCGCGAACCCATGTCTTCAGGCTTTCGATGTCTGACGCCGCGGCCCCGCCGACCGCGTCGGAGACATTGCCGGTGATGATGACAACGCCGACGACGCTCTCCAGGCGCTGCGCCACCGGTCCGGTCGCGCGTCGGTTCGGTTCCGATTCGTCGCGCAACGTGAACACGTAGGCAGCCGGTGCGGCGGTCGGCACGCCGCCGATCGCGCCGAACTCGGCCGCGCCCTGGACGATCTTGAAATGCGGATCCTCGGCAGGCTGCAGGCGGTCGATGATTTCGGAGACGATGGTCATTGCGCGTCGGCCTCCTCGCGAAAGAAGTCCTCGACGATCGCCTGGATCTCGACCTCGTCATCATGATCGATGCCGAGATAGGGCCGCGGCGGGATGGTGATGGTGTGCGCGCCGATATGGACGCGGCGCGTTTCCTTCCGTTTGGCAGAGCCGCGGACGAAGCGCCGGCGGCCCTTGCCGACCGAAAGATTGATGTCCTGGTCGCGCGCCGGAATAGTCACGGTGCCGCCGAGCTGCTGGATCGCCGCGTAGACGAGGTTCGTCCCGACCGCGACCTGGTTGTCGGCGGCTTCGTAGACGATCGACTGGTAGAGCCGCGCCTTCACGCGCAGGATATGGTCATAGCCGCGGCGCGAGCGCCCGATCTTCCGGTTCGCGGTACGTGGTGAAAGGCGCTTCCATTTCGAGCCGTCCGGACCGGTCTCGCGCTCGAAACGGCGCTGGGTCGCGGTGACGAGATAGGCGCCGATCGCGTCATAGGCGCGCTGCGGATCCTCGGCCGCGCGCTGCAGCTGCCCGAGCGTCTGCAGGAGCGGCTTTTCATCGACGATGAGGCGGATGCCGGACATCAGAGCCCCCGCAGCGTATCGCGAGTAAAGACGCGGTCCGGCCCCCTCATCCGGACCGCGCCGTCTCCAGCCTGGGCAGGCTCTTCGCCGCCGTCGTCAAGCGCGACCAGGCCCTTGGAGACATCCTTCAGCCAGGAGAGCGCCTGGTTGTATGCGGCGGTCACGGGGCTGTCCTTGTCGGCCGCCTTCCCATGCAGGAAATACCGGGCGATATCGGCGGCCGTCTTCGTGAGGACCGGCAATGGGTTCGGGAGCGGCAGATCGTAGACCTTGCCGACATAGCCGTCGATCAGCGCATCCGCGTCAGTCAGCGCCCGCGTCACGACGGTGTCGTCGATCGCGCTAGGCGGCATGTTGGTGCGGTCGGTGAGCTGGATCAGCTCTTGCGCACCGAAACGATCAATCAGATCCTGCTGGGACGCGTACGTCATGCGATCCACCACCAGAGAATGCCTGCGATCGCGGCGACGGATATCGTGCTGCCGATAGCGGCGGCGGCAATCTGAAGGGCGAAGGCGTGGAGGTCCGGCATCCCGATCAGCCCCAGCAATGCTGTGCGACGCGGCATTCGAACGCGAGAACGGTAGCCAGACGATGAGCATCGACATGACGGGCGAAACGAAGCGCGTCCTCGCTGTCTTCCGTCCATTGCGAGCCGTGGACGTACGGCGCGTAGTAGAGAGGTGCATCGGCGGGGCTGTCTCCGCGCTCGATCAGCCAACCGCTCTCGATCGGGTCCGCATCGCCGGAGCCGTTTCGGTATTCGTCGTGCATGGCGAGCAAGGCCATGAACTCATCGGCAGGGAGCTGATCGACGAACGCGCCATATTGCGCCGGCGTGATGTCGTCGAAGTCGAGGGCCTCGCAACGCGCCAGGAGCCGGTCATACGCGGTACCCGGGACCGGCCTCAAGCCGATCGGGTTCGGGAGTTCGCCGTTGTCGCTGGAGAGATCGGTCATGCGATCCTCCCCGACCAGTAGAGAGCCGCGACGATCCAGAAGAGGCAGATGATGGCGGAATAGACCATGCCGTGACCGTTCTTCCGCGCGGCCTGGATGCCAAAGCCTATGAACGCGATCGCAGCCAGGAGAAGGAAGAAAATGGTCATGCAGCGTCCTTCAACGTGTTCGGGCGGCCGGGCTGAACCCCTACACGCCACCGACGTGGCGGTCCCCAAAGGGTGCTGGGAGCCTCGCGAGCCGTACCAGGGCCGCCCCTCGGGTTATCTCGTTGCCGGTCTCCCGCCCGGCTGTCCGCTGGTAGGCCCCAGTCTCGCGAACGGGCCTCCTGTCATGAACGGGGCGCAGCGGCTTCCCCTGGTATTCTGGTTGCGGGAGCCGGATTTGAACCGGCGTCTCCAGGTTATGAGCCTAGCGAGGGAACCGCTCCTCTATCCCGCTGAACTGCTATTCCGCCGGTTTCTGCTCCGGCTCCGGCTGTGCCACGGGCTCGACGTAAAGCAGTTCCACCCGGAGGTTCGGCTCCGACAGGATCTGCTCCAGCTGATCGGGTGACGTGAACGTGCTCACCGGGTGGTCGACGGTGCCGGCGTGCGCCATGCCGCCGCGGCGGAAGCCGTCCTTCTTGGCCGTAATCCGCACCACGTTCGGCTGGTTCTTGTTGTCGCCGTCTTCCCAGGCTTCGCCGGCAGCCGTGATGGCGGGATAGCGCTTCCGGAAATCCTCTTTGCCGATGAACAGGGAATTCAGGCCATCAGCTTCGGTGGTCTTCTTGGGCATTGTCGTCTCCGTTTCGGGTCTCGGAGAAAGAGCCGCGGTTCGGCTCCTTCCCGGAGACCCGCCAGCCGAGGCCGGCGGATCGTCGCGGGTGCGTCAGATGGGAGGACGCGGAGATCGTTCGAATGGGAATACAAGGGCGGATCGGATGCGCTGCGGCGATCGTCGGCGCCACGGGATTGCGAGCGTCAGGAGCAGCAGGGCAGCGATCGCGAAGAGCACGAGGCCGCCGGTGAGCGCCTGTCGCAGCATGTCCGCCGCGACGAAGTCCACGTGAGGCGGCGCTTGCGACGCGACCAGGCCATTCAGATCTGCGGTCGGCCCGGCCGCGGCGAGAGCCATGAGCGGTGCAAAGACCACTATCACCGCCAGCGACAGTGCGAATGCGAAGGCACTTCGAAAGAGCTTCATGGGTTCCTCGTTTGGGTCTTGCGGAAACGGTCCGATCGGGGCCGCTTCCGAAAGACCCGCCGGCGACGCATGACCTGACGCCGGCGGGTATT